TCATCAATCTCAATCAACAAGTTACCTGACAGTGCAGCATTATCTACTGCCATTCTCATAAACCCATTCATAAGTGTCTGGGTATCATCCATGTTTTCTGCAATGCCTACACCAAAGATACTGTAAGGGTTCATTTCATATGGAGCTGCATAATAAGGAATGTAAGCAGGAGTAAATGGGTTCATTACAAGACGTAACACTTGACCATTACAAATCCAAGCATTAACACTTAGTTGCTCAACATCTTTTAGTTCTTTAGGTATATCTATTTCTTGATCTTCTAGTACATCTCTATCTACAAAACCCCAAAACTCAAGAACCTCAAAACGTTCTACACTATACTCCTCTGAGTTATCTTCCATAATGTGTTCCCACCATTCTTTTTGATAGGACTCACCAACACTTAATGCATTGTTAATAGCATTCTTACGAAAATAAGGACGATTCTTTAGTGCACGTAATTGTGAACGTGACATCTTATGACGTTCAATAATATACTCAGCTTCTTCCATTGTAGCTGCATCTGGATCAGGGTAGAAATTCCAGATAGATACACTGGTTGTTTGTGGTATTGTTTTAAAAATAGGAGAATAATCACCTTCTTCATCCCAATTAGGATACTCTTTGTCTACAGCAAATGGACCTTTCATAATACCTGTACCAAATAAAGCAGTCTCAAATGCAGCAGCACGTAGATGTTTCTTAGCATGAGACTCTTCTAATTGATCATGTATTTTCTTTTCCATCTTCTTTGCTGCAACTTCTGCAGGGTAGAACTGAGGAGAGCTTGGAGTATCACCAATACCTTCTTTTAATTTATCTTTTACAGGAGCAAGTTTATCTTCTAAACCAGCAAGTCTTTCTACAAACTGAGGGTAAGTTTCTCCAGGTTTAAGTTCAGANTCACTACNTACATTTTCACCTGCTTTACTTAGTTGATCATTAGCTTCAAAATTAACTGTTTCTACAACTCCATCTGGTAACACTGTAGGATCAATAGTAATAGGAAATTTATTGCCACCAAAAAGAACTTCAGTAATTTGACCATAAGCAGCTAGTACTTTTGTTTTAGTTACTTTAACAAAGACTTTAGATTTTTCTGTAGAAGTAAATTGTACATCAGGACCATAAAGACCACGGTAGTTTCTGTAAGCTTGTACCCACCGTTCTTCATCCATTCGTCTAGAAGTTTCTGACTTAGAATATTTTTCTTTTACAAAACTTACAATTTGTCCTGCCTTTGGATCAGAGTACTCTTCTTCTTTTATATCATCAATAGCAGAAGTTTCCTCTCTATCCATGATCATTTCTTCAAAGTCTTCTTCCATTATTTTACCTTCCAAGGTCCATTATTAAAATCATTCTCTTGTTGACATTTAGGACAAGATTCATATTTTTTAAGGTTATAAATTGTTTCACATTTTACACAAGTTGTTTGCATACTTAATATCCAAATGTTGAATCTGACATTTGAAACCCTGAACCGTGGTTATTAGGGTCAAAATCAAACAAACTACTTCTTGGTCTAGTCATTATACCATAACGTATAGCATCGTACAAGTGATCTTCTGCATGTGTGTTTACATCTTCTGGATTATTTTTATCAAGAGGAAGGGCAGGTAATTGAGATACGGTATTAATACAATTACTAAAAAACACCAGTCTAGGTTCTTCTGTAAACTCATCTACTTGTAGTCTCCTATGTAATTCGTTTTTACCTGCAATACGAGAACCTCTTGATCTATCAGATGGTCTCCACCTGCAGCCCTTCATAATCATTTGTTCTGCTAGGCTAGGCCCAGTATCACCACGGTTATGCCAGAGAGAAGAGTCAAGTACTCCATAACGCATCTTCTCACCATCTTCTGCTTCTAAGATCATATCAGCTAAGTCTGTAGCAGTTACTTTAGATACATACATTTCTCTGTAAACTATTAGTTGTTCTGCTGGAGATATAGCAAACCAGACTACTCCTGTGTGAGAACCATAACCATAGTCACATGCCCTAAACTTTGTCCAACTTCCAGGAATATCATATGGTTCTACCACATGAATCCTACGGTTAAACTCAGGGAAGGCTGCTCCCTCATTAATATCCCAGTCTCCCTCCAGTAGCTGTCTACGTTGGTGCTCAGGCAGAGATAAAAGATTAGCTTCGTACATACCATCATCAGAAAGATACGGATTATCAAAAAGTGTTGCAGGTATAAACTTACGTTTAAATAGTGGCTCACCTTCACGACTATGACCTTTAGGCCACTTAATCACTTCACCACTGTCTATATCTGTAGCCCAGTAGGGCGTATTGTGTTCAGAAGGGTCAATAAAGGTTTTCTTAACCCATTGATGCCCAGGCCCACCTGGGTTACTTGTAGCCCTCATGTAGAGGGGTAAGTTACTATCTTTAGTAGAACGTAGCCTTGACCTCATGTAGTTCCAAGGGTAGGGTGTAGGCCACTGTGTAAGTTCATCAAAGCCAATCCAGTTAAAGGCTTGTCCTTGGTATCTCATAACGTCATCATCTCTATCAAGATAAGACATCCAGAGTGTTGCACCTGATGGAGCTACCCAAGTCTTGTCTCTTTCCATAAACCTAATTCCAGGAATAGCTTTAGGGTATAGTTGTTTAGAAACAGAAATAAGTTCTCTTAGTTCTTCTGTGCTACGTCTGACAAGTAGCATACTTGCGTGTGGGTTATTAAAGTATCTAACAGGGTCAGCAATCATAGCATAAGACTTACCACCACCTGCAGAACCACCATACAACACTTCTTGTTCTGTAGAGGCTAGAAAGGATGTCTGTGGACCTGCATTAGGTTCAAAGATAATCTCTCTAATTTTTTGCTCTGCTAACTCTACATCAATCTCTGGGGGCTTAACTGATGCTGGTTGCTTCTCTACTGTCTTTGATTCTGGCTTCGATTTTTTCCGCTTTCTCAAGGGCTTCTTTATATCGTTTGGCAAGATAACGTTTGTTTGAAGCTTCTGTCTTACGTTTCTGCTCAATGTTTACCCTCTTGTATAATCCCACATGGGATATGTATCTGCCTGACTGAGTACTTAGCCAATTAGCTACATCACGATAACTGTACTGTTTTAAAAACTTCTTAGCCTTTTCGTACAGCTCTAACTCATCTTGTATTGGTAGTAGTATATCTTGGTCCTCTGGGTCTTGTTCATAACCAAAGGGTATATATCTTCCTACTCTAACTACTGGATACCAAATATAACCTTCTTCTGTTACATCTGGTTTTGGTAGTTTCCATTGTCTATCAATTTTCATCTGCTTTAGGAGGTAAAATAAACAAAGGGCTTTCAGCTTTTACTTCTACTTTCTCAGTCTTAACAAAACCAGCTCTGTCAAGTAAGTCTTTAGCTGCTGCCATCTTTTCTTTATTACCTAAATCTGTAGGATTATTTAGTATGTCCATCATAGACCAAGCTGCTTGTGGTCCTCGTGTTGCAAGAAACTTTTTAGTTAGTTCTGCAACCTCATCCTGTAAAGAGTTTAATACATTTGTAGAAGGTACTCCATGTGCATAACCAGCAAGCTTCATTGCTTTTGCTGGATTACCCTTAGCTTCTTCAAACAAAACCTCTAAGAACTTCTGTTGTTTCTCTGTAAGATTACGTGCCATATTATTCCCTAAGCTATTACGAAGTCTACTACTTCACCCTGTCTGTGTGGTTTATTAACAGGGTGATAAGTATATGCAGTATCGTTTCTAATCTTTTCTACTTTAGCTTCTGCTGTTTTTTTAGTTTCTTCTACTCTTTCACATTTAGAGCTAGGCCAGTCAGGTACAACTCTATCGTAATTGTAGCTTGTGTTAATGTTCATGTTACTTTCCTGTAGGATCGGGTTTTCTTTGCAATGCCTTTAGGCTGAGGTACATGCTGCTTACCTGCCTTAGTGCCTTTTCTCTTAGCTCTGGTTGTAGCTGCATACTCACTAGAGCTAAGAGACTTAATAGCCTTAGCAGGTAAATACCTTTCACCAGTTTTAGCACTAGGCTTGCCACTTTTAGTACGCCACTTTTGTTTGGACCATGACTTTAAACTCTTTTGTGATTTAGCTAAAGCCATCTAACAGCAATCACATCCATCATGGCATTTTCTATTAAACAATGCACAGAATAATCTTTTAAAATATCTTTTCATGAATAACCACCACCCTTTGCTTTATATTGTTTTGCAACCATTTGTGCTTTCCTCGCAGACCACTGCCCTGGCTTGCCTCCTTTGCCTCCAGCTTTAATGGAAGACACAAGACGTTTACGCATACTAGGCTTAGTATAATTACCTGCCGCATTAACTGTAGACTTTTTGGTAGATTTGACCACGAGTAACTCCTATATCTTTTAGCTGCATGTCAGTCATATTCTCTAACTGCCACAAAGCTACTTTACGTTCTTGACTTGTCTTAATAAAATTTATAAACTTTCTAAACATGCACTATCTCCTTTTGTTGCATTGGGGATAGTTTTACATAT